ACGTTGCTGCAAAAGAAATGCTTGACAGCAGGTGGGCAAATCAGGTAAAATCACGTGCAGTGAAGTTAGCTAATGCAATGCATAATGGAGAATTTTAATGGAAAAGTTTAAACCGTGCAAAGGTTGTCCTACACCTGCCAATTGTGGTGCAGTAGGTAAGTGCCAGAATAAAGGTAAATAATATGTGGCCCTACAGTGAAGAAGAGAAACAATGGCTAGACAACTAACAGAACGGCAACAGAAGTTTTTGGATGTCTTATTTGATGAGGCTGGTGGCGACATGGTTGCCGCCAAGAAACTGGCAGGATATGCTGACACTTCTAGCACTAACGAAATTGTTAAAGGTATTAAAGAAGAGATACTTGAGGCGACTCAGATGTACATGGCTCGTAATGCGCCGAAGGCTGCGATGGCGATGACAGGTGCTTTGTATGACCCGACTGAGTTGGGTATTCGTGATAAGATGTCTGCAGCTAAAGAACTGCTTGACCGTGTAGGTCTAGTGAAAACAGAGAAGATGCAGGTAGAAGCAAGTGGCGGCGTTATGCTTATGCCACCTAAAGCACCAGTAGAGGATGATGAGTAATGGCTTTAATGGATTCCGAAGAAACTTTTCGTAAAGGTTATAAAAAAGCGGGCGTAAAAACATTAAGAAATGTTTTACGTAATGATATGGGCTATGATGATGATGACTTTGACATTAAAAATTTAAACAAAGCTGAAATCATAGAAATAATGGAAAAGCATATGGGGTTTAGTTCTGGTGGACTAGCCACTAAAAAATACGTGAACCCTGTTAAAATTGTAGACAACCGCAAAAAATTAAAATGACACGTAGCATAGGCAAATGGAAACTACCACAGCCGACAGACATTAAAGAAGAAAACGAATGGGTTCCTATCCCACGTATTGCACGTACAGTACCCTTCGGATATAAACAGGATGATGAAGACCCCGACATTCTTCAACCTATCCAAATTGAATTGGACTTGTTAGAGAAGGCTAGATCGCACGTAAATCAGTACAGCTATCGTGAGGTAGCCAATTGGTTAAGTACACAGACTGGCAGATACATCTCGCATGTAGGTTTAAGGAAACGGTTAGCTAATGAACGACAGCGTAAGAACAAAGCTGCAAGCCTCCGCAAGTGGGCAGAATATGCGGAAAAGGCAATCGCCAAAGCGGAAGAAATCCACAGCCAAAGAACAGGCGCAAGAAAAGCCGAAGGTTGAGATACAGGAGTTTGTATCTCGTGAGTATGATAGCAGTGCAATTGAAGAACATGCTAACGTATTGTTTAAGCCTAACCCCGGCCCACAGACAGATTTCCTAGCAGCAGCAGAACGTGAAGTACTGTATGGTGGCTCTGCAGGTGGTGGTAAATCATACGCTATGTTGGCAGACCCTTTACGGTACATGGGGCATCCAGCATTTAGTGGGTTGCTACTCCGTCATACTACAGAAGAATTAAGAGAACTTGTATTTAAATCACAAGAACTTTATCCTAAAATCTGGCCCGGTATTAAATGGTCAGAGCGAAAAATGCAGTGGACTGCGCCATCTGGTGCAAGGTTGTGGATGTCGTATCTCGACAGAGATGATGATGTCTTGCGTTATCAGGGTCTAGCATTTAGCTGGATAGGCTTTGACGAACTGACACAATGGGCCACACCATATGCATGGAATTACATGCGAAGTCGTCTTAGGTCCACTGCACCAGACTTGCCTATTTATATGAGGGCTACGACCAACCCCGGCGGCAGAGGTCATCATTGGGTCAAAAAGATGTTTATTGATCCAGCCCCTTATAACAGAGCGTTTGATGCAACAGATAGTGAAACAGGAGAAGTACTCCGATACCCAGCAGGACATAGCAAAGCTGGAAAGGCTTTATTCAAAAGAAGATTTATACCAGCAAGACTTTCTGATAATCCGTACCTTGCGGAATCAGGTGATTACGAAGCCATGCTTCTTTCCATGCCAGAGCAGCAACGTAGGCAATTACTTGAAGGCGATTGGGACATTAAAGAAGGGGCTGCCTTTACTGAGTTTGATCGGAATGTTCATGTTATTGAGCCTTTCGATATTCCTCATAACTGGGTCAAGTTTCGTGCTTGCGATTATGGGTACGGTAGCTATAGTGGTGTTGTTTGGTTTGCCGTTGCGCCTAATGAGCAACTTATCGTATATCGAGAACTCTACGTTTCTAAAGTCCTTGCCACAGACTTGGCAGATATGATTCTTGACTTAGAGGCTGGGGATGGCACTATTAAGTACGGTGTATTGGACAGTTCTCTTTGGCATAAGCGTGGCGATACTGGTCCATCTCTTGCTGAACAAATGATTAGTAAAGGGTGTCGTTGGAGGCCGTCAGATAGAAGCAGAGGTAGTCGTGTATCTGGCAAAAATGAAATACACAGACGTTTACAGATAGACGAATTTACAGAGGAACCTAGACTTGTTTTCTTTAATACTTGCACAAACCTCACGGCCCAACTTCCCGCCATACCGTTGGACAAAAAGAATCCCGAAGACATTGACACTAATTCGGAAGATCACTTGTATGATGCGTTAAGATATGGTATAATGTCAAGACCAAGGTTTAGTGTTTGGGATTATGATCCTGCAGGAAGACCGGCATCTGGTATGCGTGTAGCAGACAGTACATTTGGATATTAAGGAAAAATAATATGGCTGATGATGAAATTATGATTGAAGATGATGCTATCGCACTAGAAGACAGTGAAGATACATCTATTTCTGATGTAGACGTAAGTAGCATCATTCCATTTATTATGGAGCGTTATAATCGTTCCGAAGACTATAGGTATCAGGACGAAGAACGCTGGCTTCGTGCCTACCGCAATTATCGTGGTTTGTATGGTCCTGATGTTCAATTTACAGAAGCAGAAAAATCTCGTGTCTTTATTAAAGTCACAAAAACTAAAACGCTGGCAGCTTATGGGCAAATCGTTGATGTGCTATTTGCTAACCAGCGTTTTCCTCTTTCTATTGAGCCTACTGAATTACCAGAAGGTGTAGTCGCAGACGTTAGCTTTGATCCACAAGAACCAGAGCAGTTACAGTCTGATCCAAATGTTAGCCCTTATGGTTTTGCTGGTGATGGTGAAGACTTACCACCGGGTGCTACTGCTAAGACACTACAGGAAAAACTAGGTGTTATGCAGAATAAACTGGAGCCTATTCAGGATAAACTGAGAGAAGGTCCGGGCAAAACACCTACAGCAATTTCATTTAGCCCAGCTATGATTGCTGCTAAAAAGATGCAAAAGAAAATACACGACCAACTTGAAGAGTCAGGGGCAACTAAGCATTTACGTAGTGCAGCATTTGAGATGGCCTTGTTTGGCACGGGCGTAATGAAAGGTCCGTTTGCAGTAGACAAAGAATATCCTAATTGGGATGAAGACGGGAACTATGATCCGTTATTTAAAACAATCCCACAGGTAAATCACGTATCTGTATGGAACTTTTATGCAGACCCAGATGCCAATAACATGGACGAAGCCCAATATGTAATTGAGCGTCACAAAATGTCCCGTACACAATTACGTAATTTAAAGCGTAGACCTTACTTTAGAGGTGGCGTTATTGATGAAGTCATCCAAATGGGTGAGAACTACGAAAAGAAATACTGGGAAGATGACCTGTCCGACTATGCACCAGATCATGGTGTAGATCGGTTTGAAGTGCTTGAATACTGGGGCATGGTCGATACTACATTGCTAGAAGAGCAAGGCATCGACATTCCAAAAGAACTTAAAGAGTTTGACGAACTGCAGGCTAACGTCTGGATATGTAACGGTAGATTGCTGCGTATGGTTCTTAACCCATTCAAGCCAGCTAAAATTCCATACTGTGCTGCGCCATACGAGTTGAACCCCTACTCATTCTTTGGTGTAGGTATTGCTGAAAACATGGATGATACGCAGACACTAATGAATGGCTTTATGCGTATGGCTGTTGATAACGCCGTATTGTCTGGCAATCTAATTGTAGAAGTAGACGAAACCAATCTAGTACCGGGTCAGGACTTGTCTTTGTATCCCGGCAAAATTTTTCGCAGACAAGGTGGCGCACCGGGTCAAGCTATCTTTGGCACTAAATTTCCAAACGTGTCACAAGAGAATATGATGCTATTTGACAAGGCTCGTGTGCTAGCGGATGAAAGCACAGGCTTCCCATCATTTGCGCATGGACAGACTGGTATTAGCGGTGTAGGCCGTACAGCTAGTGGTATCTCTATGCTTATGGGTGCTGCGCAAGGCGGCACAAAAACTGTTATTAAAAACGTAGACGACTATCTTCTTCGTCCGTTAGGTGAAGGGCTGTTTCGTTTTAACATGCAGTTTGACTTTGATCCAGAAATCAAAGGCGACTTAGAAGTTAAGGCTCGTGGTACTGAAAGCCTAATGGCTAATGAAGTACGTAGCCAGCGGTTGATGCAATTCTTGCAGATTGCAAGCAGCCCAGCACTTGCACCTTTTGCTAAGTTCCAGTATGTAATCCGTGAGATTGCAAAGTCTATGGACTTAGACCCCGACAAAGTAACCAACAATATGGACGAAGCTGCACTGCAAGCAGAGATTATGAAAGGCTTCCAAGCCCCTGCAGGACCGCAGGAAGGCGCACCAGCGGGTGCGGATGCAATGGATACCTCTGGTGCAGGCGGTGGCAATATAGGTGTAGGACAGGCTCCTGTGCCGGGTGAACAAGGATTTAGTGCAAATGGACAAGGACAACAGCCGGGAACTCCTCAGCAAGCTCAAGCCGCTGGTGGGCAACAACCGCCAATGGGACCACTTCAGTAAGTATTTGGATAACATGGTAGACCAGCATCATAAGGTGCTAGAACAATCAGAGAATATGATAACAGTACACAAAGCACAGGGTGCTATAGATGTACTACGTAAGATTAAACGATTACGTGAGGACGTAGCTAACGCAGATGGATAAACCAGCAGATAAAGCTAAAAAGCAAATGCAGTCAATGGGTTTTTCTGCTCCCTATATGGGAAGTAAAGAAACACGAACAGAAAAAGAAGTAATGCAAGACAGAAAAACTCTTGCAGAAAATGTTCCTATTCTTGGCGAAGCAATGCTGGCTAAAGAAATTGCAAGTGATGTATCTAAGGGTAATTATACTAGTGCAGCATTAGGAACAGCAGCATTAGGTGTAGGTATTCTTCCCGGTGGAGACATTTTAAATAAACCAATTAAAGCTGCAGCAAAATCATTTCGTAAAAAAGATATCGGTGAAGCAGAAAAATTAGTAGATAATGCAGAAAAACTACAAGAGTGGCGGGATGCTAACCGTCTTCCAGAATCGCAAAGACAAAAAAACATACCAGAAGCACAACAAGCTGCGGAAGATTTGTTTCAAGGTAATATAACATCAAAGGAATCACGTAAGCGTATTAAAGAAGTATTCCCAGAACCGCAACTGTATACTGCTGAAACAATGCCAGAAATGACTACAATAACAGATGTTGTGGGGTCTATGGGTAAAAAAGCAGAAAAAGGCATTTTAGGTGTAAAAGGATTTGACTTGGAGCCAGGTCAGCGTGTAGGTGCTAGATTAGATATACCTGCATATAATGAGTATGATAAGTGGGTTGTATCTATACACGATGGTAAGATTAGAAATGGTTCTGTTGTTGGATATGGACAAGCTATAAGATTAAAAAATATTGAATTTGGTTCAGACCCTGAAGTTGCTTTAGATATTGCAAAAGGCAAAAGAGTAGCTAAAAAATCTGGCGAAGAAAAACCTATGGGCAAAGCGACAATAGCCCGTGTATTTGGTGACTATGTACCAGAAGACCCTTATGAATTACAAGAGTTTGCTAGAAAAGTTTTAGCAGATAAAGATTCTGGCTGGACACAAGTTGGTATGAACCCATACAGGGGTAGTTACTTTTATAACAAAGAAACCGGTAATGTTGTTACTCGTGCAGATGAAGTAATTCAAATCGGTCCACTTGTACTTGCAAAAAATGTAACAGAACCAAAGTTATCAGAACTAAAAGAACTGTTTAGTCAAAAAACAGCCAGAACAAAAGACGGTAAAATACGAGTTTTTAACGAAGGTGGAGTGGTACCTATGAAACGTATGGCAGAACAAATGGAACTCTTTGAGCCTGTAACACGTGGCTTTGAAGATGGCGGTCTTATGGATGAGGGCGGTACAGTAGACCCTGTATCTGGTAATGAAGTGCCACCCGGCTCCACTCAAGAAGAAGTACGTGATGATATTCCGGCTCAACTTAGTGAGGGTGAATTTGTTTTTCCTGCAGACGTAGTGCGATACTTTGGTCTTGAAAAACTTATGAAGATGCGTCAAGAAGCTAAGATGGGCCTAAAGCGCATGGAAGCTATGGGTCAGATGGGCAATAGTGAAGAAGCTACTATGCCAGATGACTTGCCATTTTCTATTGAAGACCTTGACATGGAAGACGAAGAAGAGTATAATAAAACACAAGAGTTTGCAAGAGGTGGTGTAGTTTATGCTCAAGAGGGTACATTTGTAAATCCTGATCCACAAAGCGGCGTTTATTATCAGCCTTCGGCACCTACAACTACAGGTGTTGCTGAGGCCCCTATGGTTGCAGCTTCTGCACCCGCTAACCCAATGGGTGGATATAAACCACCACAGCAAGCGTTTACGCCGGTACGTCTTCCTCAAGAACTAACACCTACGTTTCAAGGCGTAGTAGGTTTTGGTCCTGAGGGCGTAGAGTACGAAACTGTTACTTACGTAAATGAAGCTAATCAAACTTTAGTATTTAAGAAAAATAAACAGACAGGACAGCTTCTTGACTTAGCTGGTAATCCTGCAACTGTACCGGAAGGTTATAAATTAAAAGGTGAAGAAGAAGAGGTAGCACCTGTAACAACTCAAACAACACAAGTTACTGGACAGGGTGATGGCGGTAGAGAAGACGATGTAAGTACTGAGCCTACTGTTTCTTTTGGTGGAACCCAAGCAACAGGTAGACGTGCTGGTTTAGTAGATAATGCTTTTAGCGGAAAATTTTCTATTGAAATGCCCGGAGTAGGTGTTTTAGGCACAGCAAAAGCTATAAAAGATTACTTCGGGAATGTTCCCTCTGGTCTAGCTTATGGATTAACAAACGGTAAATTTGGAGAGCAGCTATCTTTAAAAGAAGGACAATTTGCTGTTATTTCAGATATTAAAGTTCCCGGTACAAGAGCAACTCCATTGGGTCAAGACAAGACGTTAGCATTAGATTTGGTTTTAGATGCTGCAACCTACAATGATATGATGCGTGGAAATGTATCTGACAGAAAAGAAATGGAAAAAATAGCTAACTTTGTAGATAAGTATGGTGAAAATATTGTAGGCTCTGATGATGGTCGTGTTAGAGTAAATGACTCATTACGTTCTCTTGTAGATAGAGTAGAAGAAGAAGAGAAAAAAGGAAATGTTGTTGACGCAGGACGCTTTAGAAGTGCCTTTGAAGCTAACAGGGTTGCTCAAGAAGCTGCGGCTGAAAGACAAAAAACGGATACGGCTATGGCGAACAGAGAAAAGGCAGCAGAAAAAGCAGCTACAAGTGCAGCCGCAGCAGTGTCTTCTGGATACCGTGAGAATACGCCGGGTGGTGGTGAGTTTGGCAACAACAATAATGATAATGACACCGGCGGCGGTCTTGATGGAATGGACGGAGGTTCTACAGAGGGGTCTGAAAGTGTTGGAGATGGTTAAACAAGCTGCGTGAGGGGCTTGCAAAACAACCTCACAATCAGTTGGCTACTCACTCCCCACGCCCGACAGTGTGGCTACAGTGGCCCCAACAAAAGGAAATACAATGAACGATACAATTATGGCTGAAGAAATGCAATCACAAAAGAAAGTTGCATTTGCAAATCGTAAATACACTAATGAAGAAAAACGTGAACGTGAAGAAGCAGAACTTGCTGAACTGTTAGAACAGCAAAAAATGGCTAAAGAAGGTAAGGTAGAAGAACAAGAAGAAGAAGAACCTACCAGTGCAGAAGAGAAGACGTTTAAAAAGCGTTACTCCGATTTGCGCCGACATCAACAAAAACAGGCTGAAGAGTTTAAAGCTGAACTAGATGCAATGAAACGGCAGCTAGAACAAGCTACTAAAAATGAAATGAAGCTGCCTAAGTCAGATGAAGACATCGAACAGTGGGCATCAGACTACCCAGATGTAGCAGCTATCGTTGAAACAATTGCTATGAAAAAGGCACGTGAGCAATCTACTGCTCTTGAAGAACGCCTTAAAGTAATTGATGAAATGCAAATTAGTGCTACAAAAGAAAAAGCCGAAGCAGAACTAATGCGATTGCATCCTGATTTCGATCAGATTCGTGACAGTGATGAGTTTCATACATGGGCGGATGATCAGCCTAAGTGGGTGCAAGATGCACTGTACGACAACGACAACGATGCACGTTCTGCAGCAAGAGCCATTGACTTGTACAAATCTGACATGGGTATTTCTACTAAGAAAGCTAAGTCAGATAAAGATGCAGCTAAGTCTGTAGCAACAAAGAATAGTCGCAGCAAGCCTCAAGAAGACGACACTGGTTCGTTTATTAAAGAGTCTGTTGTGCAGAAAATGTCCCCTCAAGAATATGAGAAAAGGGCAGACGAAATCATGGAAGCTATCCGTAGTGGAAAGTTTGTCTATGATGTATCTGGTTCAGCCAGATAATTAAACTAAAAAAGAGTTGACAAATAGTTAATAATAGATATAACTATAGTCAGATACGTGTAACTAAGGTAGCTACTTGGTTACACAAATCATCCGCAAACGACAATAACCCTTTCGGATTACCTGAATAACATGGCCTACTAAATACATCGGCGGCCACCTTTGTATGCAGTACACCCTACGTTAGTCAGCCTCTGCTAAGAATTGTAATGTTTGCATCTGTGAACAATGCTAAT